AGGAAACGGTTGGATTGGGAGGCCTTTTGCTGCCTTGCCATTTTCAAACGCTGGATCTTCCGGCACTGGCTGCGGGGGCGGAGGTGGTGGTGGCAAAATCTGCTCAATATTTTGCACTTCGAGGGCTTCATACATCCTCCGATACGCTTCATACAAGTTGTGCATCTGCGGATTAGATTGCGCCAATTGCAACTGTGTTTGCGCCAACGTAACGCGTTGCGCCATTGAGAAGATATTCGGGTCAGACACCGGCAGAATATCAATCCGGTTGTCAAAGTCGGCAGCTTTTACTTCCTGTTGTGCTCCAGGTACCTCATAGGGGTACGAAGGTGGCAAGTAATCACGGATCACATAGGCAAGCATCCGGAACTCTTGACGCTGTGCGTAGTGCAACCGCTTATGGATTGCACTCATCACCTTCATGCCACGCTCAAGGAGCGCGACCGTCGTACCTACTGGTTGCTGCTGAGACCCCGGTGAAGCGATCTGATTGTCGGCAATGGAGACGAAACGCCGCCCAGCTTCGATAAGAGCTCCCAAAAGCTGCGCCAACGTCGCCGACGGTTCTTTGAACGGGAGCGGGATAATTGAATTCCGTATGTCTCCGCCAGGAGCATCAATATCCCGGAACTCGCCAGGGGCAAGTGGCTCATCATCATTCCGAATTCGTATGCCACGCGCCTTGAATCCCGCGGGCAGGTTTGCCAGTGTTCCTGCATCGATCAACTGCCTCAAAATACTGGTCGAAGCCTTACCCAAACCACCAATCATGTGGATAAGACCGAAACCGTAAAAACCTAAGCCAGGCAAGAACTTATAGTGAACAAAGTACGGACGCTTTTTGAACGTCGGGTCGCCTTCGTTGTAGTTCCTGCGAATCGACAGGATCTCACCGCTACCCTGATCTAGGGTCACGATATACGGCAATTTGATGCCCGTCGGTTCGCCATTTTGATCCATGTTTTCAAACCCTTCAAGGTCTAAATCAACATGCATTTCAAGAATTGTTAGAAGGTCCCCAGGCTGCGTTCTTTCTACGCCATCCAGCTCTCTAATTTTCTCCTTAACAGGGTCATCTTCTGAGTCATAGTCAGACGAAAGATCAATATCGCGGTATACACCTGCAACTTGTAGCTTGCGAACTTGATTCTCGTCCATGCGAGTGATGTGCGTAATCCGAGGTGAAGACGCAAGATCTGTCGCCGAGTAGGGGACAACCAGGTCTTCGGCAGGCACAAATCGAGATACAGGTCTTTGCTTTGTCTCATCAAAGTACACCTTCTTAAATGTTGATCCAGACAGCGGCAAATAGAACAGCATTTGATCCGTATCCGGATCAAACTCTTCCATGACCTCCATCACCATAAAATTCATAAAGTCTTTGACACGCTGCGCCTGCGCTTCACGGTCTGGGGTCTCTGCTCCAACAATCTGAGTTTTAACAGGGCCACCAGATGGCAACAGCTCCTTGTACGCCTGCGCTTGGAACTGTGTGACAGATTCTGAGATCAGTGGATGTGTGACGCCTGATGCACCCTGAAACGGCTGCGTGCGCTCTTCATATTTAATGCCAAGCAAATCAAGACCTTTGGTGTAGCCTTGCTCCCACTCGTCTCTTGATTCTTGGTCTTCTTCAAAACTTGCACGCAAATCAGATGACAACTCGCCAAGTGTCGACTCATCAAGGACCTCGGCTAAGTTTGCATTGTGATCATACTGCTCGGCCATGACTTCTGCGCCACCACTTTGCATGTCCTGCAACGCCTGAATAATCGCACTGCCGTCAGCGCCTTGCATAATCTCAGCGCCGCCAGCAAAGTCTTCTACTTGAGGAACTTGTACTTCTTGTCCGGGTACTGCTTCCAAGGCTTGGTCGACCAAGCCCATCATTTGATCAGGAGGGATAGACATCAGTAATATTCTCTACGTTTTGGTGCATCAAAATCTTCGTCCTCTTCGCCCGCCAGCGTAATAAAACCGCCCTGACGGAACCGGATCAAAGCCATCGTCATGCTGTCTACAAAGTCATCATGATCACCATGCGGAAACGCCGCACACTCATCAATCACTTCTTCAGCAAATTTCTTTTCAGGCGCCCAAACCATTCCTGCCTCGAATAGCGGTGCGACTGTATGCATGCGCGTTACTTTATCACGACCCTTGCCCGGTGTGTAATTCATCACAGGAATTCCCGTCTTACGAAGCTCATCCGTGAGCGGCGTACCACTGGCCTTGGCCTCAACAATCACCATGTCAGGCTCCCAGTAATCGTGTTCTTCTAAGGCGACCTGTTTTAATTCCGGAAAGTTATAACGACCACGCTTGGCGTCGAGCAAGATAATGTGATCGGGACCGCCTTCCTCGGGCTCGAACACACCCCAAGTTGTAATCGCGGAGTAGTCGGCGGTTTCTTTTTTGGAGAATGCGGTGTCGTAGGACTGCATAATATACTTAACCGGAGGTACTTCATCGTCTTCCCAGACATTCCACCATTCCTTCTTAACGATGGCGCCTTCCGATGCAGTCGGTTGCTGCTGCCATTGTGCATTCCACTTGGCTAACGGCAGTGCAGCTTTTACCTTGAGAAGGTCATCCTTTTCCCAAAATTCTGGCCATAACGGCTTGTCAGAGGGCAAAATAGCAGGAAATTCAACCACTTCCCACTGATCTGACATGACATCTTCGCCCTGCGCTTTCATCAAACGACCGGTCAGGTCCTTTGTACCCCAGCGGGTCATGACCACAATGATCGCACCACCCGGCTGAAGCCGCTGACGCGGGCCAGATGTGTACCATTCGTATGCGTGATCAAACGCAGTTTCAGATAATGCGTCTTGTTCCGAGTTGTGAGTGACGACATAACCTCGACCACACAGAAACAACCCATCTTTCCGATCCACAGTAATACACTGAACAGAACCTGTTTGCTGTGTCTCCTCAACAACAATACTTCTTGACCGCTTGTCTGTTGGAGTCCTTGTAAATACTCGCTTTCTGGGCATCCGCGCACAGTCTTCAAGCCGAAACATTACGCGATGGTTAGGCTGACTGCTTGCATACCTGTTTCGTTTGTCTTCATACGTTCGCAACTGAGCTTTCACACCAAGAGAGTGCAAAAGCTCAACAACCGCTTCAACAAGATCTTTATTACAATTGTAAAAACCAGCCTGCCCCGTTTTAATCACACTTCCATCTGTGTCTATCAGGCCCTGCAAAAGCGCAAACCGCTGCTCTACCGAAGCAGTTAAATACATTTCAGGAACATGTTTGTTGTCCAACACTCCCAGTTCTCGTAACTGAGGCATCAAACCATATACCGTAAACGTCCAACCATCCGAGGTTAAACCACCAACCTCATATCCAGCCTTCTGAAACTCCTCCATCATGTACGCCTGATCCCCGTTTTTAGGGTCAGCCGTAATCCGCCCACTCGAGGCTGTACCGTCCCCTAACCAAGCTCCAAGGACCCAAGGATCAATTGGTAACTCTTTTTCTGGATACTGGACAGGTTGATGGCGCGGGAGTATCGGGCGATTTTTTTGCGGCCAGTGCGCTAAATATTCCGCTTGATAGTTTTCAACTCGTGCCTTTGCAATGCAGGTGTCTGAATTAACACCCCACAAATGCTTTGCATCACACAAAATTTCTTCATTATCGTCAGTGATTACGGAATAAAGAGGCCTGTCGTGCCAAATATCCGATTTTGCTACAACCTTAGTCGGCAAACCATCCGGACCAAAAACCTCATCTCCAACTTTTAAATCCTGGATTTCCACAAATCCGTTAGGCGTCGGGATGGGTGTTGAAACTTCTAAAGCATGCGGATCGTCAATAATAAACAAATCGGCACCACGACCCGTGACCGCGGCACCCACACCAGCCGCAAAATATTCTCCACCCTCGGCAGTTCCCCACCGACCGGCTGCTTTATCATCCGATTTTAAATGAACATTTGAGAAAATATCACGATACGTGTCAGATCCCATCAAATCACGCACCTTTCTACCAAAACGCACAGCAAGTTCTGTATTGTGCGTGGCCTGAATGATCTTCAATTTCGGATTTCGGCCCAAGAACCACGCCGGCAT